GTGGCCCTTAGTGATACCAAACTCCGTAGCATCAATGCTAAGCCATACAGCGGCGCAGCCGAGGTCACAGATGGTGACGGGCTGAGTGTACGCATAACTCCCACAGGCACGATCACATTCCAGTTTCGTTATCGCTGGAACGGTAAGCCCGTTCGCCTCTCCATTGGCCGCTATCCCGCTATGTCTCTCAAGGAGGCGCGCGTAGTCGTCGGTGAGATGCGCGAATTGTACCTCAAGGGACTAAACCCGAAAAATTATTTTGCAAAAGAAGATGGCGAGCTGACTCTAAAAGAGTGCCTGGATCAGTGGTGGAGCAAGTATGTTGAAACGCTGAAGCCGAACACTCAGACGCTGTACAAGTCAGTTGTGTACAACACGATGTACACAGAATTCCCGGACGCTCCGGTAGTTAACATTCCTGTTTCTGCATGGGTGCGTTTCTTTGATAAGCAGGAAAAGAAGAACAGCAAAAAGGCCAGGGTGCTTCTTCTACAGCTACGTTCTGTCATGAACTGGTGTATCAGCCGCCAGTTGATCCCATCGTGTGAAGTCCTGAAGCTTAGCGTCAAGACCATTGGCAAAAAACCTGATGTGGGTAGCAGGGTTCTGACCTATACCGAACTGGCTAAGATTTGGCTAGCTCTTGAAAACAACAAAATCGTTACATCTAACAAGGTGCTTCATCAGCTGCTTCTTCTTTGGGGAGCCAGGCTATCTGAGCTTCGCCTGGCTACCGCCAGCGAGTTCAACATGGATGATCTTATCTGGACGACTCCAGCAGAGCATTCAAAGATGGGTAACGTAATCCGTCGCCCGGTGTTTGACCAGGTGAAACCTTTTGTTGAAAGGCTTCTCAATGCTGGAAATGATGTTCTGTTTCCCGGTCAGGAACTGGACAAGCCTATAGATCGCTCATCAGCTAATCTCTATATGAAAAAGTTAAGGGATAAAATTGATATACCGGAGTGGCGTACACATGATTTCCGGCGCTCGCTGGTGACAAACTTATCAGGAGAAGGGGTTATGCCCCACGTCACTGAAAAGATGCTTGGGCATGAGTTGGGAGGAGTGATGGCGGTGTATAACAAGCACGATTGGCTGGTAGAACAGAAAGAAGCATATGAGCTATATGCAGATAAAATTTTTTGGCATGTCAAGAAAATAAATGACCAATAACTTTAGACGTAAGTATTGAATTCTCTGGGGTATGAAATGGAAATGATATTTAATGAAGATAAAGATATTGAAAATGCATTGCAGTGGCTATCTAAAACTCTACCAGAACCTAATTCATTGTTTGATAGAATGTGTCTGGCACAAGAGAATTATATTAAAGAATCGGCCTTGAAGGTTAATATTGGAAAGGAATCGAAAATAGAATGGCATGGATGTGATGTTGTCGCAGGTTTTTTCTCTCAAGCTAAATCCTATCTTGATAATCGACGTTCTTGTGATATTTCAGTCGCATCTAAAATACTTCCTTGGGTGAAACAGCTTGGTGTTAATGTTGAATATCTTAACAATATTCCAGGTGCGGTAGAACGTGCTAAAAGGATGTTGGAAAGTTATACCGTTTATCCGGATAATGCATTGTTTGAATTAATATTAGCAGGAAATTATGCGGCTAAAGGTTTCGATGTAGAGTTTATACCTGAGCAGAAAGGAATAGCTAAAACTCCTGAGTTTAAATGTAGCTTTGATGGTAAGGCTCTTTTTGTTGTTGAATGCAAAAGATTAAAAAAGGGGCAATACGCCCAACAAGAGGAGTCGGCTCATTCAACAAGAGCTTCTTTTATTGAATCTCGTGTACATCTGAAAAGAATGAGTGTCTGGATGGATGTCACATATAAATGTGAAGTAAATGAAACACCGGACGATTATCTTTTAAAACATTTATGTAATTATTATGGGAAAGAATATTCCTGGAGTGATGACTACGGTAGTGGTTTTATAAAGCCTGCAAATTTGCGTAGGGTGAATGATGATATTAAATTGAACGGTTCTCTATCATTACACACCAAATTGGCAAGACTAATTAAAACATCTCCACTCGATGGTGAGTTTTACAATGTTTATGCGTTTGGTCGACCAGATGAACGAGATCCACGTTTTTTCTCTAAAATTAATTATGCAACATTACTGACATGGCGAAATGTAAGCGAGGTGTCATTAGAAAACAGGTCCAGGCATATCACTAAACATTTAAAAGAAATTGAAGATCAAATATCAAATAATGGACTTGGTGTAGGGCATTTAGTTATTGATGCTGACGTACAAAAAGATGTCGCTGATAAACGGAGGGAAAAAAATATTGAGGCTGCACTTTCTTTCCGGATAAAGTCCAAGCTTGTTCGGTTAAATATTCATTATCTTGTTCCTCGTGTTGATGAAGATAATTCGTGGCTGGTGGACGAAACTCTTGAATTTTTCAGCGGTGACGAGTTGATTAGTCATTTGTTTCCTGAGGTGAAATTATTTTCAGGGGTGGAACTTTTTGAAAATGATTTGCCTGCATGGCATCAGAAATGATTTTTATGCCACCCAGGATAGGGTGGCTTTTTATTCTAACTATGGCTACCACTAATCCCACCATTTTCAATCCATTGAAACACAGCTTTTCTGCTATATCGAGTAGGATAAGTGAGAACTGGATTTGGGAAATTATGATCTTTACGTAAACGCCATACTGCTGTTTTTTTCTTGCCCAGTAATTCGAATACTTCTTTCTCTTCCATAAAATCTGTAGAAGTCATAAGCACCTCATTCAAAATTACCGTTAAAAATACACGTTCCACACCCACCGCGAGCCCCTTCAGTACAAACATCACAGCGATCTACTTTTTTACGAGGTCGTTCTTTGATGTGCAGCCTTGGTTCCCCGTCTTTTGGTTCCGGCCATGAGCGCTGCTTGTTCACCGCCAGCTTTTCGATCATCGCCTGGGTAATCTGCTCATCTGCAATACCGGAACGGTGCTGAGCGTCCCACAACAGGAACTGCATATCCGCCCACTCTGAAAGGTCGTCTGGTGCCGCTGCGGCCTCCAGCGCTTCTTTGCTGAGGTGCTTCAGCGGGCCAACCGGGCCGACATTGCCGAAAGTTGCCTGTGACCACTCGGCGTGCTCGTTGCGTACCTGGTCTCTGTCCATTGCGTCCAGTGCTATGCGGGCCAGCGCTTCAACTTCTTCTGCTGGCAGCATTACGTTGCTTCCAGCTCCATAGGTTCCACGCCATGATTTAATTTTTTCCAGGCGCTCTCTCGCCAGTTTGGTGATATCAGTCATCGGAGTTATCCTCGCAGCAGTAGTGAGCGCCGTCCGGGTCAGTACTTTTGAAACCGCAGATATCACACTCAATTTCGTCATGGGCTTCTTTATCGCATTCGTGACTTTCCGGATCGTCGGCTTTGTAATAACCGCCGCACAAATTGCAGCGGACTTCTGCCACATCGTCATAGTTAGTAGTCCCGGTTATCATTTGTCAGCCCCCTCATGCAGCTGCATCTGCGATGCACGAAAAAAAAGACTCCCGCGTATGACTTTTAAGAGCTGATGCAAACGCCGCGTTAAGAACGGCAGCATCACAGCCGTCATCGGTATAGAGTGCGATTTTTTTCTCCAGGCGCGCTTTGGCTTCCTGCAACTGCATACCCCGGCAGGCGTGCGGGATATATTCCGCAATCTGTGAAATAGCCTTTTCGTTCTGTTTAAACATGCTTCACCTCGATAGGCTTGATGGTGTCGAGCAGCAGTCGGCGGCGCGTATTTTCTGCAAAGTGACGGCGCCCGGTTTCTTTGTGGTAAAACTCGTTTTTGCCGACGACCCACATCCGCTCTGTCTGGTGCAGTTTTTTTACCTTCGGACCGTCTCTGGTGATCACGGTGCCGGTATGGGTTTTTACGATTGTCATACGGCCTCCCCAAGCACCCAACGGAGTGCGCTCGCATACTCACCCTCGGCAGATTCCAGGGCTTTAGTAATTTCTTTGCGGGTTTTCAGGCGCGGCTTTGCCTCACCGAGGATCTGACGCTGACGCCGGGCTTTTTCATGACCGGTAGTCCCAGCGGTCGCAGATTCAATCTCTTGCACTTTTTCCCGCTGCTCTTCCGGGGGAAGTGTGCCAAGCTGGCGGGCTTGGGTAACGGTAACTGTGCCAGCCTCCACCGCTTCCCTGACGGCCTGAGTGGCATCGAGAAGGGAGAGCGTTGCACGAACGGTCTGAACGCTGCAGCCAAACAACACCGCAATGTCGTCCTCATCGAGCCCGCGGTCGAGCGCGTCTGACATTTTTTTAGCCCGGCCAAGCGGTGTATCAGGTCGGCGAATTTCGTTTTCGCTGACCATGTATTTAGCCATCTGATTTGCTGATCCGCGCTTAACGACTCCGGGAACAAGCAGTGGGTCTTTGCCTTCTTTCAGACGGAGTTTATTTGCCTCCAGGGTATGTTTTACGCGCTGACGGCCTACAACTACGCAGGTGAGCCCCGTTTCAGGGTCTTTCCAGACGATGATAGGTTCCAGTACACCCAGCTCTTTTATGTTCAGAACCATTCCTTCGTCGATAGGAAGGTGGACCCGTTCATCGTAAAGTGGGTGAGTTTTGTCGGTAACCAGATGCAGGCTTTCAGGTTCGAACGTTAAAACGTTCGTTTTGCCGCTGGCGCCGTATACAACCTTTGAGTCTTTAGCCATCAGAGAGCCTCCACGTTACGGAAGCTGGTGGGGCAAATTGCTTTCAAGTCGCGCATTGCTTCGAGGACATGCAGATTTGTGTGCTTCTTGGTGTGTCGCTCGGTCAGACGATCACACTCTTTCGCCCATGATTTGACCTCTGCGAGAAGGGCGTCACGTTCGGTGCGCGTCTGGCGCAGAGCTACATTCGAAACATCGAGGACGGTAGCCAGTTCCTTGATGATTGCTGCCTGTTCTGGTGGCATAGTTTTGGCTATTTCGCACGCCTGTTTAATAAGTTGATTTGCTGTCTTAGCCATCTTTTGTTCTCCATCTGACGCGCTGCAACGCGTAAATTTAGGGTGCAGCAACCCAACCCATGAGAGTGGGTGAATAGCTGGTTAAAATTTCTTGCTGATGGGGGACCGCCACTGCAATGGCGGTACGTTAGTTCTCCACACAACAAAAAGAGCACTACCGCGTTCTGCCGTTCCATCCTGGCTTTTGGTACCGCAACGGCTGCGAGATATTTTTTGCATGCCAGCGCTCTTTTGGTTGTGCCCTCGTCTCTTCCGAGGCGTCACACCTTTTCGCCGCGCTGGTGGGGCGCACGTCGTGCCTGAAACACTTAGCTTGCACATTCTTCCGGAATTCCTGAGAGCGCATGGATAAAGGTAACTCTCTGGCGGCTAACGCTGCATGTGCCATACAGCGGTTGCGAATATTGCCGTTCACAACTGGAAGCGCACTCCTTCAGTTACAAACCGATCCCCACCGGAAAGAAGGGGAATGCGCTTCCATGTTGTGTGCATTCGGTTATCGGATAAACGTAATGTAGGATAACTTACCTTGGGGTGTCAATGATGATGGTAGGAAATCTTACATTGAGGTGTAAAAAAAAGCCGACAATGAGGTCGGCTGTTTGTAAAAGAAGGGGGTTATAAGTCAGTTACAACCTGGCGAACGACTCCGACAATCTTGCAATTTCCGTTTACTTCAAGGACTCGGTAATTTGGATTCAGGGGGACCAGGTATTTTATAGGCCCATCGATTACAAATTTTTTGAGTGTAGCCTCGGCAGATCCCATTACCTGCGCGACAACTATCTTACCGTTAACCTCAAGTAAACTACCGTAATCAGGGTCAACGACAACGATTGATCCTTCGGGGATGCTGGGGGCTCCGTTCGGGTTGGTCATTGAGTCCCCACGGACCTTGAGAGCAAATCCTTCATCACAAAGGTTAGCTGTAGTATAAATCCATTCGGAAACATCGCTTTCAGTCACGGGGGCTCCGCTCTCAGTCCACTCTCCAGCTTGGACCCAAGATAGTACGGGTATTCTTTTCACGCCAAACCGTTCTGTTGGTTTGTAAGCCGCCTCTTCAGCATCTGATTCACCTAAGCCGCTTATAATCCACTGAGGGTTTGTTTTTAACGCAGTAGCCAGCGCCTGAAGGTTAGATCCTCCAGGTTCATAGTCGCCTGATTCCCACCCAGTCACAGTTACACGATTCACGCCTACTAATTTGGCTAAAACCGCCTGGGTTAGTTTCAGTTCTTTTCGTCGAGCCCTGATGCGTTCATTCATTTTCATGTAGGTAATCCTACCACTTTGTAATGTAGGATTCCTTGACCTTATAATGTAAGATATCCTACTATAATGAAGTCTATTCCTTTCCATCTGAGGCAAAAATGAAAAAAGAAGACGTGATCTCTTACTTTGGCACGGTCGGCAACGTAGCAAAGGCTTTAGGCATCTCACATGCATCTGTATCTGGATGGGGCGAGATTATTCCAAAAGGTAGAGCGTTTGAAATTCAGGCACTAACAGAGGAGAAACTGAAAGTTAATCCCGAACTTTATACAAAGCCTAATCAAACAGCAGCTTAACCGTAACTACAAATCGAATTTTAAAGGGGTAGGTGTGACAAAAAAAATTGAATCAGAGGTGATAAAGCGGTTGCAAGCGCTCAACCCTGAAACGGTAAGGCTGGATGAAATGAATCGAGTAGTGACTCTGATCGGGTGGACCTTATCAGAAAAACTTCCAGACACCTATAGCGATGAGAACAAAGGCAAGGATATCGAACACGACTCCGATTCGCTTGGGATTTCTCGGGTAACCAGAAATGGTTGCTGTAACCCGACCGAGGCCGTCGTACTGGAGCATTTCCTGGTAGGGGTGGTTAATCCACTCACCAATGCCCCAAAAAAAGACGCCAAGGGAAACCAGTGCTGTAGGGCCAGGAGGATATGCAGAAAGAACTCCAGTACCGTTCAGCAGAAAAACGAATGCACCAGCGACAATCAAAACTTTGTACCAGTAGTCCAGAGTCAATTTAGACAAAGGGTTATTCATTTAATACACCGGCTGTTCCGTGGGCTAAGAAAGTGATTTTAAGCGAAGGGTTATCAACATGGTAGAACAAAAGCAAAGTTTGAAAGATGTAGTCAAGGCTATGTGTAAGTCCATACATGGTGGGCGTGAGGCTATGGCTGGCGCGCTAGGCATGACCTTAACGCAGTTCAATAACAACCTTTATGAGAAAAATGGTTGTCGTTTCTTCGAAGTCAGCGAACTGGAAGCGATGGAGGACATTTCCAACACGTCGTTACTGGCTGACTACTTCGCTCGCCGTCGTGGTGCTCTGCTGGTGGATGTGCCGCACCTGGAAGAACTGGACCGCGTGGACTTGTTTAGCCGGGCAATGCGTACCTCTGCCGCCAGGGGGCAGGTTGATCAGATTATCGAACAGGCGCTTGAAGATGGCGTTATTGAAAGGCACGAGGCCGAAGAAATCATGGTGCATCACCGCCGTCACCTGGCAGCTCGTGAAGAAGAGATTGCCGCAATCATCACGCTTTTTTCACGCAAAAAGAAGTGACGCCAGCGAGTTGCAGCTCCTGGCGTCGTGGCGTGTCGTTATCAGTGGAGATTACTAACGCATGAACAGTTTATCAACACAATACCGCAGGTCGCAACTTGTAGCGCGGCCAGTTCCTGGTGGAGCAGGACCGGTGCAGTTCGTGTATGGGGTAAGAGTACCAGGCGGGTTCGAGCCTGTCTGCTACCAGTTTGCTCAGTGGGTGGTAGGGGACTTTAACGGCCAGGCGGAGAAAGTATGCGAGAGCTCAACCGATGGTTCAGAGATCACTACGGTGTCCCGGTCAGGGTCATACGCTGGGAGCCCCAAACACAGCGCGTTATATACCTGCGTGAAGGGTACGAGCATGAATGCTTTAGCCCCCTCGAGCAATTCAGACGTAAATTCAGAGAAATAAAGGACGATCATGAGCACTAAATTAACAGGATACGTCTGGGACGCTTGTGCATCTTCGGGGATGAAGCTATCCAGCGTGGCAATCATGGCGCGCCTGGCTGACTTCAGCAACGATGAGGGTGTTTGCTGGCCTTCTATTGCGACCATATCCCGTCAGATTGGCGCTGGTGAAAGTACTGTCAGAACGGCGATAGCTGCACTTGAGAAAGAGGGGTGGCTCACTCGCACGCAGCGCCGCAACGGCAACCGTAATGCATCGAACGTCTACCAGCTCAACGTTTCCAAACTACAGAAAGCGGCATTTTCTCACCTGTCAGTTTCTGACACATCAAAATATGACGCGTCAAAATCTGATGCGTCAAAAATTGACCCCTCAAAATTTGATGCGTCGGAATCCATCAAAAAAACCAGTTTTGACCCGTCAGAATCTGGTGGGGATCCGTCAGTAAAATCAACTACTGATCCATCAGATATAAATCCTTCTTGTCCGGAAGCTTCGCAACCGGACGAACAGGGCTCTGCTGATGAATTTCTGTCACGACATCCTGACGCGGTGGTGTACAGCGCTGCAAAGCGGCAGTGGGGCAGCCAGGACGATTTAACCTGCGCCGAGTTCATTTGGGGAAAAATTATCAGCATGTACGAACTGGCTGCTGAAAGTGATGGAGAGGTAGTTCGCCCTAAAGAACCAAACTGGACCGCATGGGCGAATGAGGTTCGCCTGATGGTGATGCAGGACGGGAGAACTCATAAACAAATTTGCTCACTTTTCAAGCGCGCCAACAAAGATTCGTTCTGGTGTAAAAACGTACTCAGCCCGTCGAAGCTTCGGGAAAAATGGGATGAGCTGTCGTTAAAACTATCTGCTCCACTCAATAGCTCCCGCCTGGAGGCGTCCATTTCGCGAGCCAGCTTCGACGGGGTTGATTACTCATTGCCAGAAAACTCGGGGTTCCGCACATGAGCAAGCCATTTCTCAAATGGGCTGGTGGAAAGTATACCCAGCTGGCTGACCTGTTCGTGCATATCCCGGCAGGCAAACGCCTGATAGAGCCATTCGTTGGTGGTGGGTCGGTATTCCTGAACAGCGAAAAGCACGCAGATTACCTGCTGGCGGACGTTAATCCGGACCTGATTAATCTGTATCAGATGTTAGCGGTGGTGCCGGATGAAGTGGAATTAAAGGCCCGCTGGATGTTTGAGCACATGCGGTCACCAGATGGCTATGAGCTGATCCGTTCCGAGTTCAACGCTCAGACGCTGGATGCTACAGAACGCGCAGCTGCATTCCTGTATCTCAACCGGCATTGTTTCAATGGCCTGATGCGCTACAACCAGGCGAACAAGTTCAATGTGGGCTGGGGAGGCTACAAGGCCCCGTATTACCCGATGGATGAGATGAAAGCCTTCGCGGCTATGGCGCATAACTGCGTCTTCATGACTGCTGACTATCGCCGAACTATCAGCCTGGCCGGGAAAGGGGATGTGGTTTACTGCGATCCGCCTTACGAACCGATGCCGGGAACAACCGGCTTCACCGCCTACGCCGCTGGTGGTTTTAGCTGGGAGAACCAGGTAGACCTGGCGAAGCAATGCGTATCAGCCTTTCACCGTGGGGCTCGGGTAGTGATTTCTAACTCATCTGCACCGAAGGTTCTCGATCTGTACCGGGAGCATGGTTTTAACCTGCAATTCATCAAAGCGCGCCGTTCGATTTCCTGCAAAAGCAGTACGCGGGAAGTCGCAAAAGATGTCGTGGCTATCCTGTGAGTTACCTGCCGTGGAGAAAATGACATGAGAGCATTACTGACTCCTGAAATTGCCCCACGCATGGGCATTGTTCTGCTTCGCCCTGGCGCCGATCTGATGCCGCTGTTCAGGAGGGGGCGGCTTCTGATTGAGCCGGCACCGGAAAAATACAGTGACTATGCAACCGGCGCTATCCCTCCGGCCAAGCAGCCACTGGCAGAAGACCCGGTTTTGAAACCAGTCTTCGAAAACAAAGACGTCATTCTGCGCGCGGGCGGTATCAGCGCACTGGAGGCCGAGCTGGAGCGGCGGTTTGAATGTCAGTACCCGCACGGTTCGTGGCACAGCGAGAATTTTACGTTGTTCCGTCATGAGCCCGGCAGCCTCCGGCTTTGCTGGGCCTGCGATAACCTGGTACGTGATCAGTACACAGAGACGCTTGCAGGCATTGCGCGTAAGAACCTGGTATCCTGGCTGATAACGGTAATTCGCTCACAGCTGGGGTTCAACGAAGACCATCAACTGACGATCCCCGAGTTGTGCTGGTGGCTGGTTATAAACAATCTGGCGCACGTCATCCCTGAATCGCTGGCCCGTAAAGCCCTGCGATTGCCGGAAATAAAGCATCAACCGGTGATGAAGGAGAGCGATATTGTGCCGGAGCCAGCGGCGAGCGAAGTGGTGCAGAAAAAGATTCTCGGTCTTCGCGTAGATCCTGAAACGCCGGAATCTTTCATGCTGCGACCAAAGCGCCGCCGCTGGGTAAACGAGAGCTGGACTCGCTGGGTTAAGTCCCAGCCGTGTGTCTGCTGTAACAAACCAGCAGATGATCCCCATCACCTGATAGGCCACGGACAAGGTGGGATGGGAACGAAAGCGCACGACCTGTTTGTGTTGCCGCTTTGCAGAGCGCATCACGACGAGTTGCACGCTGACACCGTGGCATTTGAGGAGAAGCACGGCTCACAGCTGGAGCTACTGTTTCGATTTCTGGATCGTTCGCTGGCAATTGGCGTGCTGGCTTAATTCAGTGGAGATGAGTTAATGCGTGATATGTATGAAGTTTTAGACCGGTGGGGCGCATGGGCCGCAGCTGATAGTAGTGGCGTTGACTGGCAACCTATTGCAGCCGGGTTTAAAGGTCTGTTGCCACGAGGTAAAAAGTCGCGCCTGCAATGTGATGATGATGAGGGAATCTTAATTGATGGTTGTGTGGCACGCCTAAGGAAATATAAGCCGGAAGAATATGAGCTGGTTATAGCTCACTTTGTTATAGGTATCTCGTTACGTACTATTTCAAAGAAGAGAAAGTGTTCTGATGGCACTATAAGAAAGGATCTTCAGACGGCTCTTGGTTTCATTGATGGTGTTCTCTCTATGCTGTGATGATGGGGGAGGATTACTCCCCTTATTTTTTATTTTGCTTGAGAAGGATTTTGATGTTTTGTCTAATAATGATTAGACAGTGCAACAATAGGAAGACGGTAAGAATCGCAATCCATACGCAAAACAAACAAGCATAAAGATTCGTTGAAAGTCCGATGGTGAACTGGGCGATAGCGGTGGTTAGAGAAAATAAAATCGAAGTATTAATAAATGATGAAAGATTATCTAATGGTTTATAAAGATCCTCATCCGCTACTTTTTCTAAAGGTGTCTGTGTTGCTTTGCTGTATATTTCTTTATATTCAGCAGTAGCGAAAACTTTATCTCGTAAATTTATAATCACGAAAGTATGCAGGCTTAATAAAAAAGAGCCTACTGATATGAAGCCAGAGAAAAGATAGCCACGAAGATTTTTATGATAAAAATCAAAGAATTTGACGCTTACGTCAGGGGTGTTCCTGTAGAGAAGGTACAACCCCAGCAAAACTAGGGCTGACAGGCCGAGCAGGGTAATGTACTGGCACCTTAACCTTTTGTTTATAAGCCATTCATACAAAGGCATTTTTATTAGTCCCGTTCAACATTTCATTCTTGATTATATCAAAGACCGGGTTAGATGTATAATTTTCATTTGTCAAGCCATTGATTTTTTCTGCAATTTCATCAAAATCATAAGATTCAAAGAAGGTGGGACAGTCCATAAAATCAATAATTTTTTCTAACCCAGCATGGTCAACGGCTGTAACTCTGGCTTTAGAAATCCCACCTTGCATTGCATGATAAATTTTATCCAGTGTTTCTGAAAGTGCTTGAACTTTTGTTTTATCCTCTGGATTAACACTCATGTCTATTGTTGTTGAGTTAGCAAATGGTTCTAATGCTGTCATTGGACCACCTTTAAAATCGATGTAATCAAATTTAAAGGATGTCTTTTTAATTTCTCGGAACTGTCCAAGGATTGTTTTGATGTCCTCCTTAGTAGTCATGATGCTAAATGAAAAACGCTTCTTGTATTTTTTGTTTACAGCGGTGATTTCTTTTTGCTTAGGTTTGTCACCTAATCCTGCAATTTCATTAGCGTTCTGTTTCCTGATAAATTCATTGCTGATGGTTTGGAGATGGCTGAAAAGGGTGTTAATACTACAGGAACCATGGTGGGACATATACAGACCACGGAGATTATCCTTGTTAAGGACAAATAGATTGAAATTCGCTAGTTTTTCGTCCCCCTGAAGGTCTTCAACTTTGATCCGAAATTTCCCGTCGATGAACTGAGATCTGCAATTTTTCTTTTGGTTTTTGAAGGTGACGACTAACCCATAATAATAATCATTCATATCTGACATGAGTATTCTTCGAGTATAATCAACCCGAACATATTCACGAGACGATGCCTCAATAAATGCGTTCATGACATCGGCAGAATTGATATGTTCATTCTCATTTGTTATTGAAAAACCTAAGCTTTTAACTTGCAT